AATTTCAAACCAATCCTTAGATAACATGCTCGGCGGAGCACCAATTATCGGTTATTACGATACCTTGAATGAACTTCTTGTATCTTCTATCCACATGATCAATGTATTCGAAAACACAAAACCTCTCGTGGGCAGCCCAAACTTCGGAAAAGAAACTCACAGAATTGTTTCCCTTGGTATGCTCATTATGAAAGAAAATGCAGAAAAAATGTTTTTTAACATTGACAACCCCCGATCAAAATGTTATCTTTATAGCATAGCCGAGGAAGAACTCAAAACAAATAAAGAGTTATTTTCAAGGCTTAAGCTTCAAGTCAAATCTAAAGAAGAGGAGAATCTTGAAGTTTCGTTCGCAATATATCCAAATGATTTTGGACGTAATATTGCGTACATTGTTGAGAAGACACCATACACACAAAACTAAAATGGCAGAGCAGGATATTTGCTGACTCTGTACTTAACCAATCAATAGGAGAAAACAATGGCACTTGATATTAGTAAGATTAGGCAACGACTCGAAGAAGCAAAGGGAAATGGCTCAAAGTCTAACGGGACTTATTTCTGGCGACCCCAGGATGGAACCCAAGACATTCGCATCATCTCTCCAGAAGATGGCGATCCCTTCAAGGATTACTGGTTCCACTATAATCTTGGAGCAGAAAACCGTGGTGGTGTTCTGTGTCCCAAGAAGAATCACGGTGAGGATTGTCCAATCTGTGATTTCAAGGACCAGCTTTGGAAGGAATTTAATGAGAGTCAAGACCCTGATACCATGAAAATGGCAAAGGATCTGAGCCCTCGCCAGCGATTCTTTTCTCCTGTTGTCGTTCGCAGCGAAGAAGATAGCGGCGTTCGAGTCTGGGGATATGGAAAAGAAGCTTACACTTCGCTTCTGAATCTTGTTCTTAATCCAGAATATGGTGACATTACGGACACCGAAGACGGCACCGACCTTACCCTTACATATGGTAAGCCACCAGGTGCAAACTACCCAAAGACAACTCTGACTCCTCGTCGTCGCTCGTCTCCTCTTAGCGAAGACAACTCTCGGACCCGAGAGCTTATTGGGAGTATTCCAGAATTTGACAAGCTTTTCGTTCAAAAGAGCCGGGACGAAATCCAAGGCATTCTGGATAACTTTATGAGTTCTTTGGATGGGGCAGCCGCCGAAGAAGATGCAACCCCCCAAGCATCTTCTTCCGAAGCCCAAACTGATGTGAGCGCAGTATTCAACGAGCTTATGAACTCGTAAGCCACATCAAACCGCAGGGGGGCATGGGTTCAAAGATGCCCCAACACTTACTGTGAGAAATACATGACAAGCAAGACACCACTTAGATATCCAGGCGGCAAGTCTCGTGCCGTTAAACATATTCTTCCACATATTCCTGAAGATTGCGAAGAACTTTGCTCGCCTTGTCTTGGTGGTGCATCGGTGGAGCTTGCTGTTGCCGCAAGGTGGACGAAGGTATACGGATATGACATCTTCGTCCCTCTTGTTTGGTTTTGGCAAGCATTGCTCAAAGACCCGAATCATTTAGCCGAACTCTCAGATTCTTTCAGGGTTGAGAAAGAATACGAGCACCAAGGAAAGATTGAGAAGAAAAGAGGTCTTCCTCCAGAGACTTTCCGTGAATTTAGGAAAGAGATAAGAGAGGAAATAGAAAAAGAAAATCCTCAGTTCAGTTTTGACTTGGCAGCAAAGGTATATGCTATCAATCGGTCAAGCTTTTCGGGAGCAACCCTGTCAGGCGGTTTCTCAAAAAGAGCTTCTTATGCTCGCTTCACGGATAGCTCTATCGATAGAGTGAGAGACTTTCATCAGCCAAACTTATCAGTAGAACAAATGGATTTCAAAGAATCTATTGCCAAACATCCTGATGCTTTTCTTTATTTGGATCCTCCCTATATGTTTGACAAGGAATGGATCCCAAAACATATTGATGAGAGAACAGGAAAGGTTATCGAAGGATACTGGATGGATAGAGACAAGTTGTATGGCAAGGATGGTGATCTTCACTCCGGCTTTGATCATAAAGGTCTTTATGATATTCTTAGCCAAAGAAACAACTGGGTTCTTTCATACAATGACACTCCGGAGATAAGGGATCTATACAAAGATTATGAAATCATTGAGGCAGCATGGGCATACGGCATGAAGAATGTTACAACGAAGAAGATGGGAAAATCATCAGAAATTTTAATTATCGCTTGACATTTGGGTTAGGCTTGTTATAATACACATCAACTTGGAGAAATGAATGGCAAAGGCAAAGGCAGGCAAGCTTTCACTTGCTGATATACAAAAGAACATCAATAAAAAAGCGGGTATGAATGTCGCTCACAATTTGAACGAGGCAAACCCAACAGAAGTGAAGCAATGGATTCCAACTGGCTCTCGTTGGCTTGATTCGATTATTTGTAAAGGTCAATATGCAGGAGTTCCAGTCGGAAAGATTGTAGAAATCGCAGGCTTGGAAGCAACCGGAAAGTCTTATATGGCTGCGCAAATTGCCGCTAATGCTCAAAAGCAAGGGATAGATGTTGTTTACTTTGACTCCGAATCAGCTATTGATCCTAGCTTTTTGGAACGAGCAGGCTGCAATCTAGACAATTTGCTTTATATCCAGGCAAAGTCTGTTGAATTTGTTCTTGAGACGATTGATGATCTCTTGAAAGTTGATAACCAGTTTCTGTTTGTTTGGGATTCTTTGGCTCTAACTCCGGTTGAACAAGAAGTCCAAGGCGACTTTGATCCCATGTCTCAGATGGCAATGAAGGCTCGTGTTCTTGCTCGTGCGATGTCTAAGCTTACAATCAACATCGCTAACAAGCAAGCTACTTTGCTCGTCCTGAATCAATTGAAGACAAACATTACCAGGATTGCCGCAGAGGCAATGACAACACCATACGTCACTCCTGGCGGAAAAGCCATGGCTTATGCTTATTCTTTGCGAATCTGGCTTACTGGTCGAAAAGCAAAAGCAAGCTATGTGTTAGATGATAATGGTTTCCGTATTGGCTCGGAAGTAAAGGTCAAGCTAGAAAAGTCTCGCTTTGGAACGGCTGGTCGCCAGTGCAACTTCCGTATTCTCTGGGGGACTGATGATGCCGCAATCCAAGATGATGAATCTCTTTTTGACGCAGTGAAGGGTTCGAGCAACATTCTTCAATCTGGTGCTTGGTATACGCTGGTTCACGATGATGGGCAGGAAGAAAAGTTCCAAGCCGCCAAGTGGGTTGAAAAGATGCAAGATGATAAATTCCGACAACGTGTTTATCAGATCATGGATGAAGAAGTCATTATGAAGTTCCATACTCGCGAAGGCAACGCAGAAGATTTCTATGATAATGATGACGATGTTCAAGTCGAAGAAGATACTTTTTCTTTTGAATAAACGCGAGAGTTTGTCGTCTACTTAGAAAAAGGAGCGAACGCTTATGTTGACCAAGATTTTTACAATGATTATTTTCCTGATGATGTCCTCTGTGGCAAATGCCCACGGACCAACTGGACACCGACACATTCAGCAGCACGTTCAGTGCGATGAACGTTTTATTCATATTCCTGGTCAATATGATACTTTCGGTCGCTGGATTCCAGGAACAACTTTCTACGGAATTCAGTGTTGGGACTCGATGGGGAATATAATTTCTCAAACCCCAATCACCAGACCTGCACTTCGCCATCCTGTTTTTGTTTCCCGCCGCCCCCCTGTTAGAGTCGTGGTGGTTCCGAGAGTCAGGATTCCCCCCGTAGTTCACCATGTTCCAGTCCGCCCTCCTGTCCGTCGAGCACCACCGCCCCGAACTCGACGGGCACCGCCACCTCGGCATCGAAGAACAACTCCGCGAACAAACCGCCGATAAGAAGCTTTTTTAGGATTCCTCATACTATTTGTTAGTATGGGGAGTCAATCGTCAAAAGCAAAATATGAGAAGATGGTTTCTGAGTTGGGATACCTTGAAGCTGACTTAGAGTATCACCAGGCTATTATGAACGAAAGCCAAATAGCTTTTGAGGAAGCTCTCGATGAAACAGCGAAAAAGAAAGGTGTTAATCTAAACAGAGG